GCCCTGACCGCTCCGAACTCAACCGGCGATGTGATCGCACCAATCCTCGCCAAGATCGCGACGCTGGGTGAAACGTCGCTTACCGAAGGGGAGCGGGCGCTGTGGGCCAACTACCAGCGGCAACAACAACAGAGTCCGTGGGCTGGGCTTATGCCGGGCGCTCCTGGCGCTCCCGCTGGTGGTGGCGCTCCGGCACCGGCTGCTTCTGCCCCTGCGCCTGCCGGTGACCCGTTCCCCGGCATCGCCAACGGTCAAACCGTGACGCAGGACGGGGTTTCCTACCGTCGCCAAGGCAACCAAATGATTCCGGTGGGCTGATGCCGCAACAAGCGTTCGACCCGTCCCGGCCCTACACGAACGCGGGAGGGTTCGACCCGTCTCGCCCCTTCTCGGCTGGCCCTATTCTTGACCGGAGCATGGGGGCACGGGCGGGTGAGAACATTTACGACGGGTTCCAACGTGGCCCGACGCAGGCGTACCAGCGCCTCAACAATCCAAGCGGGCAACCGTTTGCCTCAATGTCCCGCCTGCCTGAAATGGGCATCGCGCGCCGGATAGTCGGGGCGCTGACGGGGCGTGAGGTTTCGATACCGAACGGAGCTGCGGAGCGGGAGCGCGCGCGGCGCGCGGAGTATGAGGCCAGGGCGGCGGCTGACCCGATCAGAAACACTGGCGACCGACTGGCTTATTTCGGCGGGCAGGTTGTCGGCGGCGCGCTGGACCCGACTAGCTGGATTGGTGGCGGCGGTAGTTTGGCCGGACGGCAAGGCGTCGCGCAGGTCGGCAAACAGGTTGTCCGAAACGCGGCGACCGCTGGTGCGTCTAACGCGGGCGCTGACGTGCTTGCGCAAGGTCTGGACGTGGCGTCCGATACTCAAGACGGATACGACCCTTTCCAAACCCTTCTGTCTGCTGGGGTCGGTGTGACCCTGAGCGGAGGCATGGATGCGGGGCGCGTGGGTTTTGGTCCGAGCGTTCGCGCTGCCGGACGCGGTTTCGACTACGCCAGATGGGCCGTAGGCAATGCCAGCAACCAGATGGGCGCGCGGTTTGCCAATCCGCTGCCGTCCTTTGATGGCGCGGCTATGGCGTCCGGCCCGTTTCCCGGCCCGCCTGAGTCCATCGCTCGCCCCGGTGGCCGTCGCCGTCCCGCCCGCTCCGACTTGGGCGCACAGCCCCCCTCCACGGCCCCCCGCGTGGCAATCCCCGAAGAGTTCGCCCCCGCTATTCGTCGGGCATCGGCTCAAACAGGTGTGTCGGCGGACTATCTGGCCAGCCTCGCCAGCCGTGAATCGTCGTTCAACCCGACCGCACAGGCTGGCACGTCCTCGGCTCGCGGCCTGTACCAGTTCACGGAAGCGACTTGGCTTGAAACCCTGACCCGTCACGGCGACCGGCTGGGCCTGTCCAACGTGCCAGCCCTCATTCGGAGCAACCGCGAAGGCGTCCTGTCGCTGCGCGATAATCCTGATCTGGCTATCGCCGCCGCCGCCCTTCACTCGCAGGACAACGCCCGAGAGTTGGCGGACGTGCTGGGCCGCGCCCCGACTGACGGCGAGTTGTACTCGGCTCACTTCCTCGGCATGGGCGGCGCTCGCCAGCTTGCGACCGCTGACCCCTCGGCCTCGGCTAGCCGCTTGTTCCCTGAGGCTGCGGACGCGAACCGCTCGATTTTCTACAGGGACGGCCAACCCCGCACCGTGGCGGAGGTCCGCGCTCAACTGGCGGAAGGCTTCGGCGGCGGCTCGACCGTCGCGCCGGCCACCCTGGCCGATGGCCCACTGTCGCGGGAAGCGTCCCCGTATGTGGCTGACACGCTGACGCCCCGGCCTATGGACCCTTCGGCCCTTGGCATTGACCCGGCCTCGCCTCGCGCTGTGGACGGTAGCCCGATGGGCGCGGAACCCATGCGCTCGGCGTCCTTTGAGCGGGCATTGGCGGACGTGAACCGCCCGGCCTCGGCTCCTGACCTCCGCGCACCGGACCCGCAAGCCCCTGACCTTCGCGCGCCCGGCGCAATGGCTGACGCTCCGCAGGCCCGCCCCGTTCGGATGGCTGACGGCTCCGCCCCCGCCTTCAATCCCGCCAAGCCGTTTACCGTCGATGATGGCGTGGCTCCGGCCCGGCTCGCTGCAAGGTCCGGCTTTGACCCATCGCGCCCCTTCACCAAGGGGGAAACGCTCGCGGTCGATATGTCGGGTTACGCCGACCGCATCGGCCAGACGGTGCAATCCGCGGGGCAGGGTGTCGGCGGGCTTCGCGACGCTCCCCGGCCCGATGCTGTGGCCCGTGGCTCTGGCGCTGAGTTCGGCGGCAAGTCGGTTTCCGATCTGGCGGCTGATCTGCGGACGGCGCTTGGCCTGACGCACCGTCAAGGCCGGGTCGGCGCTCGCGGCGCGCTCGGAACCTATGACACCGGCTCGGGCGTGGTCCGCACAAAGGCCGTCGATGAGCTTGACGTTCTGGCCCATGAGGCGACCCACGCGCTGGAGTTTGAGCGCAAGGGACCGGCGCTCGCTGCTGCCCTCAAGGCGCATGGCGATCACCTCAAGTCGCTGGCCTATCCCGGCGCGGGTCAGGCGGTGAAGCGGCAAGAGGGCTTTGCGGAGTTTGGCCGCTGGTATCTGACGAACCCCGACCACGCGCGCCGCATCGCCCCGGCGTTTTACGACGCGTTTGAGGCGGCGATGGCGAAGGATGCGCCGGAAGCTTTGGCCGGCATGAAGGCGGTCCAGGGCAGTTATCAAAATCTGCTGTCCTCGGCCTCTATCGACGTGGCCAAGGGGTCGATTGCCTACACCGGAAGCAAGGGGCCTGTTGGCGATCTGCTGGACGAGATTCGGCGCACGGGTCCGGGTTCTACCCTGCGCCGCGTGGTGGATGACATTTACACGGCGGTCATGGATGACCTGCACCCGCTGGCTATAGCGGAACGCAAGCTGTCCGCGCTCTACCTCGCGAACAACGGGCAAAAGCTGGATCTGAAACGGGCCGCTAGCCCCTACGCACTGTCGCGCCTGTCGCGGGAAGCCTACGCAGCCGGGCACAATGACCTGATGAACGGGGTTGTCCCGTATCAGGCTCTTGACCCTGCCGGGGCCTCGCTCGCGGACGCTCTGGAAACGGCGGGCCTCGCTCGCGGCGCAACCGGTAAGTTCGAGCCGGACGCGACGCGGGAGTTTGACGCTTACCTGATCTCGCGCCGGGCGGTTCACCTGTGGGACCGCTACGCCGCTGGCGATCTGCCGAACCCGCCCGACCGCAACACCAAGGCTTTTCATGAACAGGTGATCGCGGACGCCGACGCGGCTAACCCGACGTGGGCCAAGGCGGCGGGCCAGGTTTATGAGTTCCTGACGAACCTGTGGCGCAAGGAATATGACGCCGGGCTGATTACCCGCGAAGCCTACGACAACGGGCTGACGCACACCGATTACGTCCCTTTCAACCGGGATATGTCGGACAAGGGACCGGGCGGCAAAGGCGGTAAGCCTCGCGGCGCGCTCCAGTTTGCTGGGGGCGTGAAGCAGCTTGAAGGGTCTAGCCGGGACATCATCTCCCCGCTGTCCTCGATCATGCGCCGTTCGTATGAACTGAACGCCATTATCAAGCGCAACGACGTGATGAAGGCGCTCGATGATCTGGCGGACGCGGCGGGCCGTGGCTCGGGCGCTATCGTTGAACGCCTGCCCGCGAAGGAGATTGAAGCCTTCACCGTCAACGCGGCAGACGCGCTCAACAAGACCGCTGAGGAAATGGGCCTGAGCGGTCGCGATCTGACGACGATGCAGAAGTTTGCGGATGACGCGGCTTCGACCGACGCAAAGGTTACGCTGTTCAAGCAGACGGAGTTCTCGCCCCGTAAGGGTGAGGCCGTGGTGTTCGTTTGGCGCGACGGAAAGAAAACGCCGCTGCTGCTGGCGGATGGCGAGTTCGGGCAACAGATGTTCTCGGCCCTGGCCGGTATGAACAAGGAGCTTCGGAACGTCGTCGTGGATAGCATGGCGGCGGCAACGCAGCTTCTCCGCTACGGCGTCACCTTGTCGCCGGAGTTCATGGCGGCAAACATCGTCCGTGACTCGCTGGCCACCTTCATCAACACCGATGTTGGCTTCGTTCCTGTCCTCGACACTATCCGGGGCGGCGGCATGGAGTTGGCGCAGGGGCAAACTGCGAAGCGATACGCTGTCGCGGGCGGGATGCGCGGCGGAGCCAACACGGCGGCGACGCAAAAGCCGTTCCCCCACACCGACGCGGAGGCCGAAGCACAGTTGCAGCACCTGCGCCGCAAGGGGTGGAAGGTGAAGCGCTACGCTTCATGGCGCGGCCTCGCAGAGTTGACGGACCTGTCTGAAACCTCGACCCGCCTCGGCGTCTTCAAAAAGGGCTTTGACCAAGCCAAGGCGCGCGGCCTGAGCGACTATGAAGCCCTGATTGAGAGCGGGTTCACGTCGCGGGACTACCTCGACTTTGCCCGGCGCGGGTCGAAGATGCTCACGGCTTCGCGCGTCGTCACCTTCCTGAACGCGGCCCTTCAAGGGCTGGATAAATCCGCGCGGGTTCTGACGGCTGGCGGCAACCTCAAGGCCCTTCTTACGCCCCTGTCGAAAGAGGCGCGCACTCCTGCCGAAAAGCGGGCGCTCGGCCATGCCTACAAAGCTTGGGCCAAAATCTCCGCACTAGGTGCGCTCGGCCTGGGCCTTCGGATGCTCTACGCCGACGATCCTGAATATCAGGAGATTAACGACCGGCTGCGGGCGACGCACTGGGTTGCGAATATTGGCGGGCGCTGGATTTTCATTCCCAAGCCCTTCGAGTTGGCGACCGTCTCCAACATCCTGGAGCGCGGGGTTGAAGGGACGGTCCTGAAAGACCCCACTGCTGGCGAACGCCTGCTGTCCGACTTCCGCCACACCATCGCCCCGCCCTCGGAGATTCCGGCGCTGTCGGTGCCGTTCCATATCGCATCGAACCGGGACTATCTCGGACGGCCTATTGTGCCCGACCACCTGAGGGGGACGGTGGACCCGGAGTTGCAGTTCAATAGCTACACCTCAGACCTCGGGAAGCTGATCGGGCGAACCTTTAACGTCTCGCCTGCCGTCGTTGATTACACGATCACCGGCTTTGGCGGCTCGCTGGGGCGGTATGTCCTGCAAGGCTCTAACCTGACAGGTGAGGCCGTGACCGGGCGTCCGCGAACCGCTGCCGGGCCGGAGGATATGTTCCTTGCGCGGCGCTTCACCCGGGCAATCTCGCGCGGCTCGATCTCGCAGGGCGAGTTCTGGGATCAAGTCTCCAAGGATGGCGGCGACCTGACGCAAGCTGAGGGTTCGTTCCGGGCGCTGATGCGGGACGGGCAGGACGAACAAGCAGCGTCCTATCTGAACCGCCTGTCACCGGAGGCGCGGGCTTATGTCATGGTCAAGGCGTTTGGCCCGGAAGGCGGGTCTATCGTGCATCCGCTGGTGAGGGTGCAAAAGGTGGTGGCTACCTACGGCGACTTTAGAACCGCCGTGCGGGAAGGTGAGTTGCGGGACAGTCAGGGTGTTGTCATCCCGCTGACCCCCCAAGACCGCCGCGCGATCGACAATGCTGTGGGGGATCTGGCGCTAGCCGATATGCGAAACGCCCTGATTGAAACGGGCGTCCGTGGATGGGAACAAAAGGAGCGGATTGACCCGCTCCCGATTGCCGAACGCATCGCCAGGGCGAACCCGGAAGCCTTCGCGCAACTCCGCGCCCGGCTCTATCTGGAAAAAGCCCCGTCCGATCTGGCCCCGGAACAAATCGGCCCGATGCGGGCGGCATGGGCGCAGCTCCGCCCGGTGCTGTCAGCCCGACGCGATGCAGCATCGCTTGTCCCGATGATACGGCAACGCCGGTTCCAGAACGGCGACACGTCCGCCCGCTATCTTGAGGCTCAACGCATCCGGGGTGGGGCCTACGGCTCTCCGCCTCCGGCGTTTGACCCGGCCCGTCCCGCGACCCCGACGCCCTCTCGCGGCCTGCTGGGGACGCAACCACGAACCGGAGGCTTGCTCTCGCAATGATCGACCATGACCTAGCGGCGATGTTCCCGCCCTACTTCCTGAGCGAAACCGGCCCCTCGACTTTCGGATGGGTGTGGGCCGCCCCCGTTCCTGAAACCTTTGCCGCTGAAATGGTCATTGGAGAACAAGGCGCGCTGCTCGGAACCCTGACGCACGAACCGACGCCGAACGGCTCGCGGGTTTTTGCCACCGCTGCCGGCCTCGGAGTCTATCTCGCGGCGGCGGACAAGGCGGCGCTATTGGGTCGCCCGGTGATGTTCGGCCTTTCGGTTGAGGCGGACGGCCTGGCCGATGAGCGCTTCGGCCATCTGATTTTCAGTGATTGGGCTGCGACCCCCCATGAAGGCCACGCCTGATGACTGCCGGATTTGCCGGATTCTTTGCCCTTCGCCGTGACCGGCAGGGCCGTGCCGGGCTTGCTCGCCCGCCGCACCATCCCCGCCACGCTGCGCCCGCCCTGGCCGATCTGGCGGAAGTCCTTACGCTGGACGACCCGGAAGCCGACGCGCTGGCCGTGGCTACGCTGCTGCGCCCGGCGTGTGTCGATACAGGATTGGCCGAAAGCTAGCGCCGGGCTCTCGTTGTTCTTGATGACCTATCGGCAAAAACAAAAGGACCGCCCCGGCTAGGGAGCGGTCCTCAAGGTTTCAGGTTTCAGCGGGTTTCAGGGTCGAGGCCCGTATGTCGCCCGCTCTTGCGCGGCCTCGACCACGGCGCCCCACTCAATCAGGGCTGTTGGGATAACGTCTGTCTCGGCTGGATAGATCACGGCGAAGGATTGGCCGTTGGTGATGACCTGACCGCCGATGGCCTCAAACTCTCGCAGGAACCCGCGAGCGTCGAAGGCGGGGGAGCCTGTCGCGGCGATCATGCCCCGGCCTCCGACAAGCGCGCTAAGTCCAGATAGACCGCGAGCAACCCCTTGGCCGCGTCGTTGTCGCTATCGGCTATGCGCCACTGCGTTGCGGGGTCTGAAAGGTCAGGGGACCCGGCGAGGTGCCACCATGCGTAGGCGGCAACCTTGGCGCTGATGGCTTGCGGCTGGCGGACCGGAATGGAAAGCAGGCTGTCCGCGATGCGGGCGGCTTCTTCGTTGGCGGCGTCTCGGGTCGCAAAGTCTGCGGCGCTGTCGATGATCTGCAAGGCGCGGCGGAAGGCTTCCCACTGGTGCGCGAAGTCCAGGGCGGCAATCGCGGCGGCGGGCTGCGAGGGCATAAGCCCCCGCTTGTTGTTGCCCTTGTGCATTAGAAGGCCCTCCCGATCAGGACGCGGATTGCCTCGGCCTTCATTGCGCGCTCAAGCCGCTGCGCTTCACTGGCGCGGGCCTGTTCCACGCCACGCGGGCCGCGAAGGGGCGTCACGTTTGCGGGAAGGCGGCAACCCTCCCAAGTCTCCAGACTGTCGGCGAAGGCTTCCAGCTTGGCACGGGCGCGCTGTTTGGCCTTGGGTTTCATATTGTCGGTCAGGTGGTGCAGGACCTCGTCCAGTGCCTCGGAAGCGGCTTCGGCTTGGAGAGCGCTAGGCAGCGCCCTATCTAGTACGTTGCTCATGTGAGTGAGCCTCCTTCGGGAGAGGCCGGGCGGGACTTTCGACGGGACCGCTCGGCCTGATGCCGTTAGGCGGGATTGCCTAACTTGCACAAGCGTATAAGATAGACCGACACTAAGTCAACCTAACTTATACAGGTGTTCAAATATGGCGAAGCTAACAGGCCCCGCGTGTCGGGCCGCTCGGGCGTTGCTCGGCTGGTCGATGCGCGATCTGGCGCGGGAGGCTGGCGTCTCCCTGCCGACCGTTCAGGCAATCGAGGCGGGGGGCGATTATCGCGCCTCCACTGGGGAGAAGATCACCGACGCCTTCACGACGAACCGGGTTGAGATCACCAACGGGAACGGCACGGGCGCGCGGCTGCTGCTGGATTGACCGGCGCGCCGCCCCGCCCTTAGCGGCTCCGCCCTCCCCGAAAGCCTCTTAGCCCGCTCGGTGCCCTGACCGGTCACGGGCCGCGCTCGCTGCTAGCGCCGTTGTTGGCCGAGTCCCGTTCTGTGATAGCGTGTCCGGATGCGCCCTGCCCTCCTGCTGCCCCTTGCCGCCATCGTCGTCGTTGGCTGTCGCCCATTGGATGCGGGAGCGCCTATCGCTGACGCACCGTCCGTGGCCCTGGCCGATGCAGATGCGCCGGGCCTCGATTTGCCGGGCGGGTTCCGCATCATCGACGGTGACACGTTCGAATGGCAGGGCGAGACTGTCCGTATCTCCAACATTGACGCGCCGGAGAAGCCGCCCCGGTCGCGCTGCTGGGCTGAGGCCCGTCTAGCCCGTGCGGCTGCGTCGGAGCTGGACCGCCTGCGGGAAGAGTCGCCGGACCTTGGCCGCTTCCGCATTACCCGTGAGGGACAGGACCGCTACGGGCGGACGCTGGCCCGCGTCACGTTCGACGGGACGACGGACGCCGGGGAGGCTTTGATAGAGCGTGGCTTCGCTGCGCCTTGGACCGGGCGTCGCTGGGATTGGTGCGCTCCGGTCACCGCAGACCCGAACGGGGCAAACATCGTCACGGCTCCCCCGTCTGCCCTTGATCGGATGATTGAGGCCAATGGACCGGCGTTTGATCCGGCCCGTCCCTACGCCGCGACGCCGGCCAAATAGGCCACGCCGAGAGGCGTTTTGTGTCCCCTGTGTGTCCCCGGCGAAACAAGGCGGGCGCGGACAACGCCTAACGTGTTGTAAAATATGGCGACCCCGGAGGGACTCGAACCCCCGACCTCTGCTTTAGGAAAGCAGTTATCCACCGCTGTCATTGGTGTTAACCCCGTCAAGCGCGATTGCTCAACGTCAATGATGACGGGGCTTCTTGCGTCAGCGGCGTCAAAGGCGCAAATGCTGTGTAGGCATTTTGTGTCCCCCGCAAATCTCGGGGACACAGACCGCCACGTCTGGCGACGGGACTGCACACAATGGCGAAGGTCTTTCTGACCGATAGCAAGGTGACGGCTGCAAAGGCCGAACCGGGCAAGCGACTTGAACTGAGCGACACGGGCGCGCCGTGGCTCTGGCTCCGCGTGACTGACGCGGGCGTAAAGTCGTGGGTGCTGCGCTACCGAAACTCCAAAGGCATTGCCCGGCGCTTCAAGCTGGGTGACGCCAAGTCTATGAGCCTCAAGGCTGCGAGACAGGAGGCCGGGCGGCTCAAGGCGGAGATTGAGCGGGGCGCGGACCCTGCGGCGGCGAAGCGCCAAGCCAAGGCGGAGGAAGCCGCGCGAGTCGTCCGCACGGTGGCCGATCTGCTGGACGCTTACGAAAGCGCCTGCGCCTCGGGCGAGTGGAAGCCGAAAAAGAAACGGAAGCGCCCGCAAACCCTCGCCTATGAGAAGGCGATAGCGGTTCGGCATATCCGGCCCGGCCTCGGCAAACTGCCCCTAGAGGACGTGAAGCGCCCGACCGTGAAGGCCCTTCTTCGCAAGATGATTGAAAAGGGCATAGGCGCACAGACGAACCGGACACACGCAATCATCCGGCAGGCGTTCAACTTCGCCATGGCTGAGGATTTGGTGACGGCGAACCCCGCCGTAGGCTTTGACTCGTTCCACGATCAGAAGCCCCGCGCCCGGACCTACACCGACGCCGAACTGGCGAAGCTGTGGGGCGGCATCTTGAACCCGTCCGCGCTCAAGGGCGATGACGGCAAGGCGGTGAGGCTGGGTCGGCCTGTGGCGATAGCCTTGCAGCTCTGCGCCCTGCTTTTGCAGCGTCGGGGTGAGGTCGCGGGTATGGCCCTGGCTGAACTCGATCTAGACGCCGCGACGTGGCTTATCACGGCGGAACGGATGAAGGCGGACAAGCCGCACCGTGTCCCCCTCCCGCCCCGTGCCGTGGCTCTCATTCGGGAGGCGATCAGGCTGGCGCAAGGCGACGCAGCCAATCCGCCGGCCTTTGTCTTTCCCTCCCCTCGGGGCGGCGGAGAGAAGGCGATCACTGCAAGCGCCCTAACCCACGCCTGCGACCGCCTCACGGCTGCGCTCAAGCTGCCGGACGTGACGGTCCATGATCTGCGGCGCACCGGCTCCACAGCCCTTACAAGCGAACGGCTAGGGGTGTCGCCTTTCATCCGGTCAAAGGTGCTGGGTCACGGGACGGACACGGGCGGCGGGGCTGCTGTGTCCAGCACTCACTATGACGCGAACGAGTACCTAGCCGAAAAGCGCCGGGCGCTAGAGGCGTGGGAAACCCTGCTGCTTGAAATCGTCGGGGAGCGCAAACGCCCCTCGAATGTCCAACCAATCCGAGAGGCTGTGTGATGAGCGACAGGCGCGAGCGGATGCCCCCGGAGTTTCGGAACGCGGACCCGGAAACGTTCATTGACGTGTTTGAGACGGACGACGGGCAGTTCCTGACCCCGACGCGGGGCGACATCGGAAGCAGTCTTGAACAGGGGCGATATAACTTTGCCTTTGCCCTGATGCAGTACCAGTTGCTTCATTCGTCGAAAGCGATCATGCGCCGGGCGGGCTGTCAGTGGCGAAGGTCGGATGCGATCTGGTTTCAGGAAGCCGACTACGACGCCCGCGCCGACATTGAAGCGATGGTGGCGGACGCAACGGAGTTTATGAGCCTCGGCGGTCAGGACGAACAAACCGGCCAGGCGTATGAAACTCTCCTCACCCTGAAATGGCAGACCAACACCATAGACGGCGCGGCTACCGATGCGGAGCGCGAGACGTTGCGGCGAATGGCGCTGGCCTCAGTGTCGCTGGGTTTCCTGTCGGCTCACGCCGGGATTGAGGGGGTTGAGCAAAGCCTAACGGAAATCATGACCCAAGCGAAGATTGCGCGAACGCAGCAGGACGGCGGCGACAGGGGCCGGGCGGTTCGCGTCGAAAGGGCGGAGGCTTGGCGCGCGCCAATCAAAGAGTTTGCCCGCGCATGGTTTGAGCGGCACCGGCCAACACAGAAGTACGGGACGGCAGCGAGGATTGTTGCGGATTTCCGGGCCGCAATGCCGGAGGTCCAGTTGCCGGGGTCAGACGTGCCGGGCCGCGTCGTCGGGGCCTGTGTCGCGGAGTATTTCAAGGGCAAATAAGGACCGGGACGCCAGTTCCGTTTCTAGCGTCCCGTTCCGTTTTTGTTCCGTCCCTGAACGTTCCATCTAGTCACTGTCAGCCCCGGCAATAACGCCAAGAGGGGCAGGGGGTGCAAGATGGCCGAAGCCGTTTCAACTGCCGCCGACTTTGTATCGCTGCAAGCTTTCAGCAAGCGGTCGTCACTGTCGCGCGGAACAATCTACAACATGGTTGACAGGGGCGAGTTGCCCCCTCCGACCCGCCTTACCGTTAACCGCGTGGCCTTCCCGGCTCCCGTGGTCGATGCGTGGTTCGCCTCTCGTTCGGAGGCCGCATAGCACATGACCCATATTGAAAAGCCCGCCTCGCGGGTTTCGCGGGCGGGCCTCTCGGTCGTTCATGTGTCTGGCGGGACAGGAACGAAAATAGCCGAAGCCCCCTCGAAACTCAAGGCCCCGGCTCCGCTGTTCAACCCGCGCACCCGTGACGATGCCTTGCACACGGCCCATGAACTGAACGCCGCTGCCCTGCGGTGCCGTGCTGCGGCTCGGGAGCATCCGGGGTCAACCGGCCTCACGCTGGACCGCCTCGCCGGTCATTACGCCGGAATGGCCGCTGACTGGTTCGGGCGCGCTGACTCCCTGCCTTCGCTCGGGGGGATGGCCCATTGACCTACCCTGACACCACGCCCGGCTTTAAGGGCACAATCGAGACGGGGCGGGAAGCGGCCTACGGCTTCGCCCGCAAGCTGGGCGCGCGACAGGCTGAGGTCATGGCCGATCTGCTGGCCAACGGTCCCTCTACGGCGGAGCAAATCGCGGAACGGACGGGCCGTCATTGGTACGTCGTCCGGCCCCGCATCTCTGAGCTTCGGAACCTCGGCCTTGTCATCGACACGGGCGGACGGGTTGAGACGGGCATGGGTGGCAAGACCCACCAAGTCCGGCTGACCACGGCGAAGGAGCGGGAGGATTGGCTTAACTCGGCTGACGCTGCCGACGCTGCGGAGGTGGAACAGTGAACGCCTTTGCACCGGAAGCCATCCCGGCGCCCGACCGGCCCACGCTCCGCAACCTCCCGGCTGAACAGAACGTCCTCGGCTCGCTGCTCTACCTGAACGACAGGCTAGACGACTTTGCGGGCCTGCTGGAGCCGGAGTCATTCTCCGAACCGTTCCACCAGCGGCTTTACGCTGTTGCTGTTGGCATGGTCCGGGCTGGCGTGAGGGCGGACCCCACAACCGTCATTGAGAAGCTGAAAACCGATCCGGCCCTTATCGAGTTTGGGGGCCTCCGGTATCTGGCCGATCTGGTGGATAAGGCCGCGCCCCATGCCGCCCAGGCCCACGCCGGAGTGATTGCCGACCTCGCTACACGGCGGGCGCTGGTGGGTGCTGCCACGGCGGCGGCCTGCGATGCGGGCGACCCGGACCGGGACGGGCAATCCCTGATCGCTGACCTTGAAACGCAGCTTGCTGAGATCGCCAGCCTCGGGGCAACCGACGAATGGCTAGACGCTGGGGCGCTGGTGGCCAATGCCGTCGCCAACGCCAAGGCCCGCGACGGGGCAATCCGCTACACATGGGGGATTGACGATCTAGACAACGAAACCGGGGGCTTGAACGCGGGTGAGTCCGTGGTGGTCGCCGGGCGTCCGGGGATGATGAAGACGGGTGTGGCTGTCCGCATCGCCTTGGCCAACGCAGCGCGTGGCCTCGGAACCTCGCTCATATCGCTGGAAATGTCGGCGGACCCTATCGGCCTGCGCATGGCCTGCGCCACCGCCCATGACCGGGCGGACCCCACATTTAGCGGCAAGCCGGGGCCGGACGGGAACCCGTGGTATCTGTCCGCCGCCAAGGGGACGTTGACGCCGGTTCAATGGGAGAAGCTGAACGCGGCTCAAGCTGTGATTTCGCGCCTGCCGTTGCTGGTGGACGTGCGCGCCGGTCTGACCGTGGCTCGTATCGAGGCGGCGGTTCGCCGGGCGCATCGGAAGTGGAAGCGGCAAGGCATCAAGCCGGGGCCGGTGATTGTCGATCACCTCGGCATCGTCCGACCGGACAAGGACCGGAAGGGAGCCAAACACGCCGAAGTGGCCGATGTGTCCCGTGCCCTGGCTGAAATGGCCAAGCGTCTGAAGGTGCCTGTCGTCGCGCTTTGCCAGTTGAACCGGGGCGTTGAGGGACGGGACGACAAGCGCCCTACCCTGTCCGATTTGCGACAGGCCGGGGAGATTGAGGAAGACGCCCGCGCTGTCGTGATGCTCTACCGCCCGGCCTACTATCTCCGCCCGCCGCTAGATCCTTCGTCCGAGGGGCCGGCTGAACGTGCGGAGCGCGAGGCCAAGCTTTCCAAGGCGCAAGGCCGCCTGTCCCTGCTGCTGGAAAAGAACAGCCACGGCCCCACCGGCTGCGTCGATGCGTGGTGTTCGCCGGAAACGTCGGCGGTCGGCAACCTCATTCCAGGGGGGCGCAACTGATGGCCGCTCCCCTCACGCCAGCCGCTTGTGATCTGCGCGGTCTGCCATTTATGCCCCTTGAGTGCGCGCGTCTTCTCGACTCGGACCTGTTCGCCCTGACGACTGGCGACGAGTTCAAGGCGGCGCTGGCCCTGTGGTGTCGCTCTTGGACACAGGTTCCGGCCGCGTCGATGGCCAACGATGAGCGCCTGTTGGCCAAGGCGACGGGGCTGGTCCTCGCGGACTGGCGGGCCGTCTCGGAAATGGCCTTGAAGGGTTGGACCCTCTGCGATGACGGGCGGCTCTATCATCCCGTGGTGGCGGAGAAGGCTCTAGGCGCATGGATTGAGCGCATCGCCCATAGAGAGAAAAGCGCCAAGGGTTCGGCGGCCCGATACGACACGTTCAAATATGACCCGGCGTCCTTCGCTCGGGACCGGCAAGAGGCCCTTTCCTGCCTCGCCGTCGTCGCTCCTGCTGCGGCCCGCGAGTTGGGGTATCTGCCCCAAGCAGAGAATAACCCTGCCCCAAGCAGCCAAACCGCTGCCCCAAGCACTGCCCCAAGCACCGATTTAGGCTGCGAAGGGAGAGGGAGAGGGAATATTCCCGTAGGGGCGAACGAGACGCCGGACGGTAGGGCATGGCGAGAAGCGGTCGCTCTGCTCACGGCAAGCGGTCGGATGACCGAGAAGGCGGGCCGGTCCCTGTTCGGAAAACTGCTGCGGGACAACAAGCTTGATCCGCACCGCCTGCTCCCCTCGATCACGGCGGCTGACCTCAAGGGGACGCAGGACCCGCAAAGCTACCTGACGGCGGCGGCGAAGCGGATCGGCCAGGCGGGAGGCGACGCCAAGCCGCTGGCCGTGGTTTCGGCATGGGATGACGACGTGTGGCGCTCGGCTCTCTCGGGCTACCGGGAGCGCGGCGCGTGGGACGTGGGGTCTATGGGACCGAAGCCGGAGGATAAAGGCTGCTGGGTTCCCTTTCACGTCCTGACGGAATGGAGGGCCGCAGCATGACGAACCTTCGTCACCAGCCGCGCGGCCCTCGCATGGTCAACGGCGAGAAGCGGGGAGAGATCGTCAAGGGGTCGATCACCTACAGCGAACTTCAGCGAACGGACGCTGCTGCTGCGGCGTGTGGAATGTCCCGCGCGCTCTACATCGCCACCGCCATACGCGGGATGAACGACCTTGTTGAGACAGGCACAGTTCCGACCGGTCCGATGGAGCATTGGCAGCGGATGAAGCTGGCGGAGTACAAGTCAGCGCTGGCCTTGCAAGATGCCGTCGCCTGTCATGTGGCTACGCTCCACAACGGACTGTGGGCCTCGGGGCTGGAGATAACGCTAGCTGGGGTGGATGCGCTGGATGAGGCCGAACGCCGTGCAGCCTGATCGGACCCGCAATCAATCACTAGCGGACCTTTTCCGCTGGCCACGGCCTGTCAGGCTGGGTGTCATCATTGGAGGCCAGCATGGCTAGAGCCAAGGCACCGCGAAAAGACCTCGCCAAACAGGAGGGCAAGCCCGACCCGGACGACCGCGAGAAGGAAGCCGGGAAGGCGGCAGCTAGTCGCATAATCAATGAGCGCGAACGCCGGGCCGAGGCGCAGTCAGCGTTCCCGCACCTTAAGGCAGGGTGGAGCGGGAGCCTCATGGTCGGCGCACCGCACAACGACGCGAACGGATTTACGGCGCAACTGACCGAGGCCCTGGGGGCGAACGACCCTCGCGCGGCGGACTTCCTGCTGATGTCCGCGCTCAATGCCGGGTTCGGCCCGAAGCCAACGGATGAAGCAACCGCCGTCGCATCGGTGAGAGGGGCAGAGGCAGCGCTAGCCTTTGTTGCGGATATGCAGCCGCGTAGCTCCCTTGAAACGATGCTGCTGCTGCAACTGGCTGGCTTGCACGGTTCGGCAATGACGCAGGCTCGTCATACGGCCCGCGCTGACGACCGGAACGCGCTAGCCGATCATAACCGGATGCTCAATCAAACCGCCCGCACCACGGCGGCTTTGGCTGAGGCGTTCCACAAACTCCGCACGGGCGGAAAGCAACAAGTCGAGGTTCGGTACGTCTATGTCGATGCGAGAACCCAAACCGTCGTCAACACCGGGGGCGGACAGGGGGGAGGCTTGTCAGATTTCCCGCAACCCCACGCACCCGCCTTCGGAGCCGTTAGTTATGCGCCTGCGCCGGGCCTGCCGATGCGGAGCGAAGACACGGGCGGGGACGCCCTGCCAATCGCCCGCGATCAAAGGGAAGCGCCGCTGTCGGATGCACGGCGGAAAGAGCCCAGGAGCGCCGCGCGGACCGTTGAACGGCAACTATAGCCACGGCCTGCGCACGACGGAGGCTCTGGCCACCAAGGGTCAGGTGTTGGCGCTGCTGAGGCTGTGTCGCCGGACACTACGGGATGCAGGATTGTGACGACAGCCGCCCGGCCTGATCGGCGCTGACGATGCGGGGCTAGAACAGCGGGGCGGGGAGTTTTCCGACGCACTCCTAATCGGCCCCTGTTTTTCCCGATAGCGGTCCTTTTCTGCTAGCCCTGCTCCGTCAATGTCGGCGGCATGGAAACCCCCGTCACCTCCGCCACATGGCCAGCCTCAAGCCCCGGCCACGCCATTTCCGCCTTCGGCTCGATCCTTGCGGCTCAAGGCTATGTGGCCCCGCAAAATCTGACCACGGCTGAACCTTGGCTTATGCCGGAGCTGAGCCGGTGCGAGCCTTGGATTCGGGACGCCCTCAAGGGCGCGGGCCTGACGCTGGATGAAGTCCGCGAAGGCGTGAAGGCTGGATGGTTTCACCTGTTCCACACCCCTGACGGCGCAATGGTGACTGAGTGGATTCTTTCGCCCCGGATGCGCGCCCTTCACGTCATCGCGGCTGGCGGCTCGCTTCGCGCGATTGAGGAACTGACCCCCAAGATTGAGGACTTCGCCCGGATGGCCGGCGCTTCGCATGGCGGCGCATCTGGCCGCAAGGGCTGGGTCCGCTGGCTCCGTCGGTTTGGCTATGCCCCGCCTGCGCTCGCCACTGTTGAAAAGGCTTTTTGAAAGATGTCGTTCACGATGACCGGGGGCAAGGGAACCTCGAAAAACAAAGAGTCCGCAAAGTTCAACGAGACGAACACCACGCAGCTTTCGGACCGCGCATCCGGGATGCTTTCAGGCGGCATCGATAGCCTGAAGGCAAAAACCTACAACCCGCTGGATATGAGCCGGGTTCGTGACTTTCAAGATCCCTACTCCGCCGACGTGCGCGACGCGACGATGGCGCAACTGAGCTACGACCGCGACGAGGCCAGGAATGGCCGCAAGGCCGACTTTGCGAAGGCCGGTGCGTTCGGTGATGACCGTCGAGGCATCTATGAAGCGGAGTTGGACGGCCAGTTTGACCGCACCGCCGCCTCGACCCTCGCGGGCCTTAACTCGGCTGGCTACGCGCAAGCCTTGGACGCTGCGTCGCAAGAGAACGCCGGGCGCAACGAGTACGACTTGGGCGTTCAAGACCTGATCGCCCGGCTTATGTCGATGTACGGCAACGAGACGACGGACAACCGCTCGGGCACGTCCTCGGGCAGGTCATCGGGCCGCACTACCAATGTCGGCTTTTCGTTCACCCCTTACGGGAAGTGAGGCGGACAATGGCTCGCACAACTCCGAACCGCAGCATTGAAGATGTTCTGCGCGAGATCGCAAAAGAGGAGCGCGCTGGCGGCCTGCTTGGCTCTGGCAAGCCTGGCATGGGTGACAGCCTGCTGTCGGGTTCTATCCCTGCCGGAACCGTGGCACCCGCCCCCTCGCTGATCGAACAAGCGCTGCGATCTGTCCAAGCCCGCCCGAACATCGGCAACGGCGCGTCAGCTTTGCCGTTGTCCTTGCCTCCGAGCGGGATGACCGCGAAGCCGTCATCTGGGGGCCTTCTTTCCACGGGCGCAAAGGCGGAAGGCCCGCGTGGGCTGCTGGCCCGCGCGCCTGCCCCCGGCCTTGGACGTGGCCCGGCTGCGGTGCCGCCTGCGCGTGGCTTGATGGCTCGGGTCGGGAACGCTGCTGATGATTTTCTGTTCGGCGGCGCTGCTGGCGACCGTCGCGCCGAACGTGAGGGCCGCGACCGTGAAAGGGCTGCGGCTGACGCGCACCGGGACGCCTTCTCTTATGCCTCGGGTCCGCAAGGGTTTGACCCGAACCGCTACGGAATGAGGATGGCCGAACTCGGTCAGGCTCCGGACATGGCAGGCTTGGTGAACCTTGAGGGCGTGAACGATGGCCGCGACGTGCGCGGCGCTCGCCACCGTGCTGAAGGTCGCGGAGTGGTGGGCGGTGTCGCTGCCGCCATCATGGGCGCGCCAGACGCTGACAAGGCTGGAGCCTACGAAAGCGGGCAAGCCTATCTTGATAGCCAAGGGCAGGATTGGCGGCTCCCCGGCATGGGTGGCCTTGCCTCGGCAGTAGGCGGCGCGGTCGGCGCTGATAGCGTTCTGGACAACAACCGGGGCGAACGGACGCTGGCCGAACAAATCCGCGCGGCTCAAGAGGCCGAACGCTTCCGCAATAGCGATCTTGGCTTCCGCCAGGACGAAAGCCAATGGGAACGCCAGTACCGTGAGAGCCGGGCGCAAGCGGAAGACAACCAGTTCTCGCAGGAGCTGGACTACAAGCGCGAAGCCCTGACCGCTCCGAACTCAACCGGCGATGTGATCGCACCAATCCTCGCCAAGATCGCGACGCTGGGTGAAACGTCGCTTACCGAAGGGGAGCGGGCGCTGTGGGCCAACTACCAGCGGCAA